ATAGTATGTCAATTCATCTGTAGGTATAACTGTTTTAAGTACAGAATGACTATCACCATTAGCTGTTACCGTAATACCTGATGTTTGGCCCGTGGCAGTATAAGTTGAATTACTAGAGAAATCACCTGTGACGTGTTTGATATTAAATGCCGATGTATTTGCCCAAGAAACAAAAGCAATACTTGAAAAATCATCATCTCTGATAATTCGTTCACCTACTGTTAATGCGGTAGACACTGCACTCACCAAAGAAACGGATTCGATTTTATTAGTGGAAGAGGATACATCAACCTTCTTTCGTTCATATCCTACAACTGCATTTTGATCCGATACAATTGCATCCCAATATTTTTTCTGGCCATCTGATAATGCAGCATATCCAGCCACAGTAAGTGTACTGAAATCCGATGGCCAATTAGTTCTATATTCAAGTACTTCTTGTTGTGCCGCTGCTATTGATCCATACTTTTTAGTAATAAAAGAAATCATTTGATTGTATGTTTTATATTTGTCATAATATGGATCAATTACACCATTAGTTAAATTCAGAATCCAATCTAACTTGGAATCATCATAATAGTTATAAGCTATGTCTTGGAGAGATTCTTCATTCTTTGTTTCATACACATAAAATGCTGACCTATAATCCTTCAACTTATCATCAATAGCAGGTCTAGCTAAAATATTTTTAACTAAATTATTGGCGTATTGAATTAATGGAAAATTCTTGAAATAAGACATTAATTAATCCTCTGATATGAAATATTCAATTTCTTGTAAATCAAGTGTAAGCTGGTATGTTGTAGGTGATAAATCAACATTAAAAGCAGGCATACCATCTGGTGTGTGGAAGATACCCATTTTATTTGCAAAGCACCATTTGAATTCATATGCATATGGTGCTTCGCCACTGCCTGAGCAAATGCTAGGCTTAATAATGTTAGGATAATCTAGTATGTTTATATTTTTTCCTGTTTTAGGTAAAATGGAATTTCTTATTCGCTTAAACATCTCTTGTAAGTCTTTACTTTCACCTGCATTTTCGGCCGATAGTCGGAAAATTAAGTTATGATCTCTTAGATTCACACCATTGAAGAAAACAGTTTTATGGGGATTAGGTATTTTACCGATCGTTTGAGCTATAATATCACCTGTATTTTCAAGCCCTGCCACTCTACCTAGATTATCTGCTATCCCAAGACCTGCTCTATAGCCCGCTGATCCTACGCCTTTTACAATATCACCCACGGCGCCTGAATAATCCGAGTCACCTATATTATCAGTAACGTCTTTAATTGTTTTTAAAACATCGCCCGCAAGACCCATATCAGCTTCATTAATGCTCAAGAAATAATTTTCAAACAATTGATCTGGTAATGGCAAGTAGACATAAAAGTCCGGCTCTGGGTCTATTTTATTAAAAGCGGATGGTTGTGCATATTCAGCAAATGCTAATTTGAGATAAAGAGGGGCATCCCCAATATTTTGGGGGAATTTATAGATTTTACCACCAGGCTTTTTGGCTTGTGAAACTGTTTCAGGTTCCTCATTAACATTAATTCTAGGTGAACCATCATCACGTTCAGATAATTTAGCGGCTTCTTGTTTTCTTCGCTTATTAGCAGGGCGTGATTGAATAATGCCATTCGGGTTTTGTGGCAATTCTTGTTTTGTTGTTAATCCAACCGAGTTATAAATCTTCTCCATAGGAGTCAATTTACCGCTATTAGCGTATGTAGATGGGGTTGGTCTTTTCTTCCGAGGCATATAAATATTCCTATGGCTAAAACTTACAAAGGGTATTTTAAACCCAATAATCCTTCTAAATATAATGGCGACCCATCTAATATAATTTACAGGTCTAGATGGGAGGCTGTGTTTATGTCCTACTTAGATAAGAATTCAAATGTCATTAAATGGTCATCTGAAGAACTTATCATACCATATAGATCAAAAATTGATGGTCGTATTCACCGTTATTTTCCTGATTTTTGGGTCAAAAAACTCAATAAAGAAGGTAAGCAAGATGTAGTTGTGATAGAGATTAAACCTTATGCACAGACACTGCCACCCAAAAAACAAGATAGAATTACCAAAAAGTATTTATATGAAGTTAAAACATACGGTGTAAATAAATCTAAGTGGGAAGCGGCAGAGGAATATTGTAAAGATCGTGGTTGGGATTTCGCCATTGTGACGGAAAAAGAACTCAAACTTAAATTTTGATATAAATATAATGAAAGGAAAGCATTGATGGCAGCATACATTTTTCAGAAATTGGCAAAAGAAGGAGAGCGAGCAAATGTTCGCCCTAATACTCGTCAGTCTGTAAAATGGTTTCGTGATCAGACAGGTAAAGTTGGTAAGGTTGATAATAGAGATTTGTTAAAAGATACTGCTAATATGCAGAGTAATATGAGCAAGTATTCAATTGGATCTATGTATCACTTTTTATATAATCCAAAACACCGAAAAACTTTACCATATTATGACCGCTTCCCTCTTATCTTCGTTGTAGATATATATACCGATGGGTTCTTAGGTATTAATTTACACTATTTACCACCTATGCTTAGAGCTGTTTTAATGAACGGCTTATATGATATTACTATGAAAGGTAATAACGATAATAAAAAATTAGCCCTTTCTTATAATATGCTAAAAAGGGCTAGTAAGTTCAAATATTTTGAGCCGTGTGTTAAACGATATCTTAATGGTCATGTGACGAGTAGGTTCTTAAAGATACCCTCTGATCATTGGGATATAGCAGTGTTTATGCCAACCGAGCGATTTGTTAAGGCTTCTAAAAAGACTGTATGGTCTGAATCAAGGAAAATGGTTTCATGAGTATTTCAAATTGGTCAAATAAATTTAAAGCTCAAAACACGGCAACCGCTGGTACGGTTCAAGCAATTGGTCAATTGTTTGGTACAGATGTGTTAGGTGAATTAGGCCTTCAGAATAAACTAAGAAATAGTGAACTTGCCAGTAATCCAAATGGCGGCTTTAATGTCCAGAACTTTATGTCTCAGATTAATGAGACGGGTTTTGTTCGCCCCACTCTATTCTTGGCTATTATCACTTTACCTAGAATTATCACTGGTTATGATCAAAAGCAACTTACTCTTTTGACACACTCTGTAAGCTTACCTGGTGTGTCATTCATTACAAGTGATAATATTAGACGTTATGGTATGGGTCAGATTGAATCTAGACCATATGCTGTATCACAAACTGATATTGATTTTACATTTTATGTAGACGGCTATGCTACAATTAACAAATTCTTTTATGAATGGATGAATAATATTGTTCCATTCAATGTCGATTCTAATTTAACTGTACCAAGAGGATCTGACGGATCTCGTTTCTATCTCTCTAATTACAAAGAAGATTATGTCACTACAATTGAATTTTTAGTCTTCAATGAATTTTCCAATAAAGTTATGTCGGCTAAATTGAGAGAAGCATACCCTTTGGCTCTTAATCCTTTAACTATGGACTGGGATGCTAGAGATCAGATTGCTCAATTGAATGTATCATTCAAATTTACTGACTGGACTAATACATTTTATGATGTAGAACCAAATCAAGGTGAAGATAATGATTCGGGCCTTTCATTCTTACAGAAGTTACAAAAGGGTAATTCTGTTATTCAAACACTATCAACCATCACCAAACCAAATAGCATTAACGACATAGCTAATGTAGTAAATAATGTAAGTATAGCAAAATCTGGTTTAACTGATTTATTTTAAGGAGTTATTATGTTACCAAAATTAAACCAACCAACATTTGAATTGACTTTACCATCAAATAACCAAACGATTGAATATCGACCATTTTTGGTTAAAGAAGAAAAGATCTTATTGACAGCCAAAGAAGCCGGAACCCATGAAGATATTCTTAGGGCAATCCGAACTATCATTAACAATTGTGTGATCACACCTGGATTTGATGTAGATAAGTTACCAACATTTGATTTTGAATATATCTTTATCAACCTAAGAGCTAAATCAATTAGTAATATGATTGATGTTATTGTAACGGATTCAACTGATGAATCGGATTATACTGTTTCAATCAATTTAGAACACATTGAAGTCAAACATACAGACGGCCATGATACTAAATTCCAATTGACGGATGATGTAGGTATTATTATGAAATATCCTACACCAGTTTTATCTGAAACTCTTAGACGTGAAGAAACAATTGTTGATTTAACATACAAATTAGTTGAAGCTTGTATTGATAAAGTATACACAGATGAAGAAGTATATAATTGGGCAGATGAATCTGAAGATGAACGAGAAGAATTCCTTGGTTCTATTTCAGTTGAAACATACGAGAAACTCAAGGATTTCTTTTTGACTATGCCCAAACTGTATTATGAAGCAACATATACAAATACTAAGGGAGATGAAAAGACGGTTAAATTCCAGTCACTTGACGATTTTTTTATCTGGGACTGAGCCATAGTAATTTAGCAGCATACTACAAACTGCTATTTGATTTAACTCAGTCTAAATGGAATTTTAGTCTTACTGAACTTGAAAATATGATTAGATATGAATTAGATTTATACATAGAACTAATGAAGATTAAAGCAAAAGAAGAGCAGTAATGGCAGTAGGACTTTTAGGCAGTTTATTTAAAGTAGGCGGTAAAGCCGCCGGTAAAGCCATGGCCAAGGGCGGTGCCAAGGGATTTAAAGCTATAGCTAAGAAGAGTGTTGGCAAGGTCGCCAAGGTTGGTACTGGCATGGGAGTTATTGACGCTGGCTTGTCTGCTCTTACGGGGGGTGATGATGGTGATGCTAACTTTAATGGTGGTGTAGCACCTAAAGTACCCGCTCTAACCGCACCAGGTGAAAGTGCTGCCGAGAAAAAAGCTGAAAAATCCGCTGCTAGATCTAAAAAATTATTGGTTGCTTTAGAAAAGCGTGTATCTAATCTTGAAGGTGCTGAATCAAAAGTACCTGCTATACAAAAACCTAATTTAAACTTAGCAACATCTGATAATGAAGTATTAGGTGATTTAACACTTTATCTAAATGAAACCAACCAAGAAATTGTTAAAAACAATTTAGTTTTAGCAGAAAAAAATGAGAATGCTAAAAAGCTTCAACTTGACTTTGCAGAATTAGTTAAAGATATTGATCTAGATGAACAAAAAGAACAAGATGAAGAAGATGTTAAAGGCAAGGGTGATACATCTAAGCCTACATTCTTAGCGGGTATTAAATCTTTTGCTGATACTGATACTGGTCAAGCACTGTTGGGAACTTTATTACCAGGCATCGCTGGGGGTATAACACTATTAAGTGGTGCAGTCGCCGATGCCTTCCAAGGCCTAGAAAATATGGTGACTGGCGAAGACGAAGAAACAAGTGGCAGCGATATTGCTACAGTAGCCGGAGTTGGTGCTGCTGGTGTAGCTACAGCAGTGGGTGCTAGCAAATTAAAGAAGAAAATAGGTCAAAAGGCTGGTCAAGAAGTAGGTCAAAAAGCAGGCCAAGAAGTAGGTGAAAAGGTCACTAAAGCTTCATTAACTGCTGCAATGCAAAATACCAAAAAAGAAGTATCAGAAAAGGTAAGCAAAAAGATTGGTAAAGAAGCCATTACTAGTGCTATTGAAAAGGTAGCACCTAAGGCTCTCACCAAATTGGCTGGTAAATCTATCCCTGGTCTTAGTTGGATTGTAGGCGGCGGTTTAGCACTCTATGAATTAATGCGTGGTGATTATCACGGTGCTGCTATTGAAGCCGCTAGTTCTGTAGGTGGCATTGTAACTGCTTTACCTGGTACAGTTATTCAAATTGCCCGAGGTGTTTATGAAAGTGTATATGGAGTTATGCACCAAAATGATCCCGAAGAAGAAACGAGGTGGCCTGAACTAAAAGAACAAGTAGATCAATGGGTGAGTAATTGGTTAGAAGAAGAAGGTGAAAAACCCGTTAATGAAGAAGCACTCAAATCAGCTATTGATAAAGGTATCTATGATAAAGACTGGTTGGGTGATTCTGAAGTAGACTTAGCACGAGTAAACGAATTAACTGAAGATGAAATAGATGCAATTTTAGCAGATGATGATATAGATAAAGAAACACATAATATACTTGTGACTGCCAAGGGCAAAAAAAGTGCCCAGGATTTTATAGATGATGTAAATAAGAATAGAAGAGGTGTTACACATTCATATACACCTGAAAATGCGGATTCAAAAGCTTCGCCTGATACTTCATCTACTACCAGCGGTGTTACTCAAGATTCAATGGAAGCTGCACCAGGTGCGCCTGATATTTCAACTACAACAGAAGGTGTTCCCCAAGGCTCAATGGAAGCTGCACCAAGTGCGCCTGATACTTCATCTACTACTAGCGGTGTTCCCCAAGACTCAATGGAAGCTGCACCAAGTGTAACTATCCCTGATAGAGCTACGGCACCAGAAGTACCAGCTGCACCACCTATACCTATTGTAATTAATCAAGGTGGTGCCGACAAAGAGTTAAGAGCATCATTAAAAAATCAAGGTGCAACTGCACCTAAAAAAGAATTGCCGGAGAACACTCGTCCCCCGGCAATGACTGCTGATACATTTCTTTCGGCTTAGGCGG